CCCATACATTTCTGCGTAAATTGTACTCTCAGCGGCATCGTTTCTACCTTTGACGCAGAATGTAGCAAGTTGGTCGCTTGCGGCAGGAGATGCACTATCTCTGTCAAGTATAATTGTAGGTGCGCCTGCGGCGCCCGCGTCATTATGGTAAATATTAAGAACTTGACCTGATATATCTACAGCATGTGCAGGCGCGGCAACATTGATACCAATTCTATCATTGTCAGTATCAATTGCTAAAGTATCGGTATTAAATGTGTGAATACCCGTTGTGGCAGTATTTACAATAATGCCAGTTTGTGTTTGCTGTGTATCTGTAATTGTTAAATTCGTTACGGTTGATGCACTATCATCAATTCCAGTTGAACTGAAAGTGGTAATTGTACCGCCATCTAATCTATTACCTGATACTCTCGGTTGTGCGCCTACATATTTCGCCATATTAGATGTCCTCTAAGATACTTGCAATTGCATTGAGTGATGATGCGGTATCACTTGTCACTGCTACTTTATCACTTTCATTCAGAACAATCTTCTGTCCACTAATAAATGAAAGCGTTGAGTTCGCAGGTATAGTTATACCATTTCCAAGCACTACATATGCAGAAGCGGAATCATCCCAGATTTCAACTGTAACGGCAATTGCACTAACAGTGGTATTAGCAAGTTCTAATCCAATAAGCATACTACGCTTACCTACTGCGGATGGTGTAGTATACATATCAACTCTTGATGTTCCTACCCCACTAGCAATTCTATTCTCAAAATCGTTTGCCATTTGTTTCCTCTATCCTTTATAGTATTTATTCATAAAATCCATGTGCATCTAAATCAGTGTCAGTTCCAACAACATGAATAGGATGCATATCATATGCTAGAGGTTCTCCCTCTGAAATTCTCGCTCTTGTAATTCTATCACTCAATTCGTTCATAGTACCAACAACATCGCCAGTACTGATATCACCCGCAAGTAATGAAGTATCTCCAACTTTCGTTTGAACAACTCCAATGCCGCTGATAATATTATTTCCAAGAGATACATCTAATAAAGTTGTATCTCCAACATCATTAAACATTGTATTAGTTCTAGTAAACCATTCCTTTAGAGATATTAATCTGTCGAATATAGTTACTGCCATTTTTACTTCCTATGCAAATGCAATCAACTGTGGTCGCGTCAATGCAGTTGCGGTTGATAAATTATCAAAATTAGTTTTTACTTCATTAACGGCACTAACTATATTTGATTTATTTGCTGTTGATAAGTTATTCAAATCCCCAACATTATTATTCAAAGTATTAACACCACCAACAACAGTTGTTACACCAGCAGGAAGAGAAGCAGGATCACCTAAAGTTGTAGATACTGTATTTGTTTTTTGACGCCACTGGTCTAAACTGTCCGTTGATAATACTTGCGTAACTGCCATATTATTTCTCCAAAATTTCTTTTAACAAATTCTTTATGTCTGTCATCTCATCTTTTAAACTATTTAGTTCATCACATAGATGCTCTACTTTTTGTTTTTCTGCGGTTTTATTATTATACGCCTGCATAAATTGAATATATTCGTGTCTAGAAGCGTTAATTACTGCACCACTTGACACATCTCTAACTAAATTATCATGCCCTTCAATTCTAAGTCTAGAAGACATATTACACCGCCAGTGCAAGTACACGCAAGTTTTTGATTTGCGGAACGCTTGCTGGATTAGTAGATTTAAACACCAACTTCACGGCAATTGATGAGAATCCATTTAGATTTTCGACTAGATGTGTTCTTTCTCTAAAGATGAATTGATTTTCATCTGGTGAATCCGGAATTTCTGTCGTAGTTTGTACATATGGAATGGTGTCAAATGTTGCTTCATCACCATCAGGCAATACTTTATAATAAACATCAACTGTTGTTCCAGCAGGTCTGTTCATTTCATATAAAATCTTAATCGCGGTAGAAGAATTTTCTAATGTAAATCTTCTAGTGACATAGTTTGCAAGATTGGTTGCGCCAACGGGTGCAATATCGTGAATGAACTTCTCTGCTTGGATAAGAGTGATAGCACTAGTAGCACTTTCATCTACTCCAGGAGCAGGCGAAACTGTAATAGTCGATGTGGTACCATCATTTTTGTAATTTGTGATGATATAAGTTTTATCATTTGATGCGTTACCTGAACCACTAGTTGTAATTTCTTTACCAATATCTAATGTATCAAACTCTTCTCTAAGAGTTGCGTTAGTGGTTGTAATAGTACTATTAGTTGCAGAGTATGCAATATGTGTATTTGCACTAGCAACAGTTCTATTATCAAAGTCAGCAACATTGACACCAGATGCAGTCAAGTTATCAATTCTATTAGCAACAGTACATAACGATACTCTCTGACTATCAATTACAGGACTTACAAAAGAATTAGAACTAAACAATGTTGCTCTTAGTTGAGCAGAATATCCTGCCGTTGATTGATTATCATATGACATTATAGATTTTCTATCTGTAAAATATGTAATATCATTTTCAGCAATATTTTGCAATCCAGTAAATACTCCGTTTGTATTGCCGATATTCAAGTCATATGTTAATGATGTGTTTGCAAACTTTAGTTGTGTAACAGTAGGAGTAATAACGTCAACTGGTAGATTTCTAGTTGCGCGAACTCCAGCACCCCCAACAAAATCTGCAGAAAGAATATCTGCTTCAGTTCCAGGATACGCTCCACCATCCGCGATGTTTGCTTCAGTAACTTCAATGACATATGTGTCTGTAGTAACTGGAGCAACAACTGTATGTTGTCCATTCAACTCTGTGTGTGGAATACCAACGCTTGTTGAGTTTGCACCATAAAATCCACTAGGTACTCCAGCAATTGATACTTTGTTGCCAGCAACAAATCCATGATTTCTTTGATACACACGAACTTTATTCGAACCAGTTGTTGTTTCAAATGGGTCAGTTCTTAAAGTTGTGTAACCATTTCTGGAGTTCTGAAAGTTAATTTGTCCAACTGCATCACTAAACTCGGCGCGATGTAAGGTAAACTTCAAATCTCTAGTTTGGAAAGGAGTCCATGTTCCACCATTCTGCGATAAGAACATTGTTCCAGTTAACGGATTTTGAGATACAATTCGACCATCACCAATATTTGTTTTACCAACTTCAGAGAAGAATACTCTCATTCCAGGTTCATCTGCTTTAAGAACAAGCGCATAAGTTGCGTCTTGTTGCATAAACACAGGACTATCAAAGGAAATAGTGGTTGATACAGTAGCATCATCAGAAGTATTAATTGCTGATGCAGGAATTGTTTTCTGTGCTAGAATTTTACCTGATGGATTTCCATCTTTAGTATTAAGTAACTGTACAATTAATGGGCGAGTACCTCTAGCAGAGAAGAACAAATCAACTTTAGTAATCATTGCTCCATCAATAACATCTTGAACTACAAAAGTTTGTGCAAGTGGATCATGTCCAATTCTACGAGTTGGGGTAAATCTTGAACTTACACCAATACTTCTTGTCACAACCCTATCTTGCTGTACGCGGTCACGAACAAACTCTGCTTGACGAACAGATAGAATTGTTTCTTCTCTCTCTTCATTTAGACCAGAAGCATGGAAAATTCTCTCTGCTTTGGTTGAGTGTGTTCCGTAATCTAGATTGTTCGATATATTGTCTATTAATCTAAATACTCTCTCACCAGTTCTAAACTGCGTTGATGCATTGTTTGGTACAACGAATACGCCATTAAATGAACCATCATCATCAGTAATCTTATCACCACCAAACTTCTGAAGTTTCTTATAAACATCAGTTGATGTAGCATCTGTTACATCATTCACCGCTGTAATTGTACACTGGTTAATATTACCAGCATTATTAAGAAGTGTTCCTGTTAAAACGTCACCAATTGCAAATCCATTTTGTCTGTTTGTAATATTAATATCAACAGGAGCGTTAGCGGCACCATTAGGATCATCTGGTCTCTGATAAGAGACAACACCAGATGCTTGCAATCTTGTAGCAGTTCCACCGCTGGTATATGCGGTTAGTGCAGATACAGGTGAATTATTATAATCAATTTGAATAATAGTAATTTGATTTGTTCCAGTGTTTACACTTTCTACAAAATATCTGTTATCATTAACACCATCATAGTTAAGTTCTATCGCACCACCAATGTTGGCAAAGGTGACCATATGACCAACTGCAATACCATTCACGCTTGCGAGTGTGATAGTTGTTACATTACCAACTTGAGTTACGTTAGTTACAGTTGTTGGTGTGTGTACTTGGTTGCGAACCACATCACCAAATCCAAATGCGGCAAATGGTTGCTTTAACCATGACCCAGAATTTTGGTCAAATGAATCCCAAAATCTTGCACTATCTGTATCTGCCTGTGATCCAGGGTCTGCCATTGGGGTAAACTGAAAATCAGTACGATTTGTTGATGTTACTGTTAGTTTTTCATCTGGAAGAACATATGCATTAACATTAACATTATCAAAGAATGCTTGTACTTTGGTGCGCGGTTTCATGTTTCCAACAGAAACGTGAATTGGAATTTCACGCATGTAAGGAATTAAAGAAAGGTCTACAATCTTATCGCCAAGAGATTTGTTTACATAACTACTTTGAAGAGAAGTCTCTGTTCCAATGTTGATTTGTCCAACCTCTTGGGTAGTCGTTGTTACAGTATTAAATCCAATAAATCTGCTCCGACGTTCTAGACCACCCCTTACGCTTGTTTGATTGGTAGCACCAAACCAATTATCTTGCCAACCTTCCCAAACTGTACCTTCAACTCCAATTTCATCTGCTAAGAATTGAATTGCATCAAAGTTGTTATCATCTTGTACAATTAGGTCAGGTCTGCGAGTTGTATCTTTCCAGTCATCTGATGCTGGAGTAAGTATCATTTCACCAGTAAAGGCGGAAACTTTATATGCGTTGACATCCATTGTGTCTGATGCATATGGATTATTAATATAAGAAACTTCTGAATATGGAAGAGTGATAATACCATCAACGTGTTTTTTATATCCAGATGTTGCTCTCTCGGCGTCTGTAGATACAGTTTCTACTAAAGAAACAATATCTGAGTGCGCCATTGGTCGCGCAACTTTTCTCTTCATATCTACAGCAATACGATAATCTTCATTTGATACGTTACCAATGCCATGTCCACTAAATGGATCAACAATAAATCCATTCTTTAATCTATCATTACCATTAACATCTTTAACTAGTAGGTCGGTTGTTGCTTTTTCAAGTAAGTTAAGACTACTAATCAATTCTAGATTATTAATTCTAGTTTCCAATTTACCAATGTCGCGCATTGTATATCGTTTGTTATTGATTTTTTTCGCAATTGCTTCTGTTGTATTAAGTACATATGGTTGATAACTTACAACAAATAACGTCATTGCCTTATCTAAGTCGGCAGGTGGTTTAGGATCATCTGCAGGAACACCCTTGACAACAAAGAATTCTCCGTCAAAGTTAGCAACAACTTTATCAATTCTAGGTAAGTAATATGAGAAATCTGCTTCTACATTGGTTCCGATTACAGGTAGTTCACCTTTTGCTGAACCAGAACCTGTGAATGATACTCCAGCATCATCAATTCTAGGTCTAAAGTCTAAACTATCTCGCAAGTCATATGATGCACCATCAGTTCCAGATGAGATATATGTAGGAATATCTTCATAATCAATAACGCCATCATAACTATCTACTGAGAAATAGTCTCCAGCACCATGAGTGAAGTAATCAAAAGTAATGAGCAATCTTCCAGATGGGGCAGGATTGCCAGATTTTAACTTAATGCTTGCTAAGTCGTAATATGCATCTTTTTGTCCCGTGTCGAAATCATATCTACTAGTAATATCTAAATCGGATGCTGTTGCATTAGTACTAAAGTCAGCAGACATTTTAATAGATACCAATCGATATCCATCTGCTTTACCGAGTTTAATAACTGTGTTTTGTGCTTCTGCTTGCGTAGTAACTTGTTTTGTTTCATTAAGATTTAATGTTTTACTTTTTTCAACAGCATCATTACCACGAACATCAACTGAAGCAATCAAATCTACTGTATCACCATCAGTTACAGGAGTATCAGTTAGAGTGTGAAGGTCACTAATGTTTAGTGTGCGGTCAGAACCAGTAAGGGTTAAGTTTGACGTTGTAATCTTTAGAACATCACCAGCACTTCTTGCCGAACCGCCTGCAGGTGTATTAATAATAAGTGTAAAGTTAGAAATATTGCCAGTAGAAGCGAATGTCTCTTCGGTTCCAGCGGCAGTAAATGACACAGAACCATTGTTTGCGTTTGCTACTGTTCCTGTTGCAAATTTTCTACGAACAGTGTAGTTAGTAGATGCAACATTATCTGGTGTGGCAGAACTATCACCACGAACTTTTCTCATACGGAAGTAGTTTGTATCGAATACAAGAATTTTTCTATCTGGTCTGATAATCTCTGCGCTAAAACGCTTCACAGAACCAGAAGTAATCGCCGCTAGACCGTTAGCAGTAAGGTTTAGAGATAAGTTGTTAGTAATTGTAGCAACTTCACCAACATCGATGTCGTTGATGTATAGACGGTCTCCTACACTCACCTGTGAATTAAACAGTGTTCCTTGTCCAGTTACGGTTACTGCGCCTGTGCCTACTGTAGCACTACCTGTGAGTGTTACTAGTTTAGGTGAGATATCACATTTGAATGTTGCGCTTGCGGCAGTTGAATTATCTCCAAATGCTCTAGCATCTCTAGTAAAATCTTTACCTTGGTTCATAACAATATCAAAAATACCAAACTTAAATTCAGTATCACCTGTATGTGCATCATCATAGTCACCACTATGAAGCATGAAACTTCTTACATTACAACTACCAATTGCTGTTGGTGTACCACTAACAAAGTCATCGTAAATATAAATTTCTTCATAATCATCAATCTCAGGCATACCAGTTACGTTTTGTACAATTACATAGTTGCCAATTGGTGTCTGAATTGGTGTATCTACTACACGATTAAATGTTCTTGGTTTCTCAACATTCAAAAAACGAGTTGCTTGTAACTCAACTTCATAACCTTGAATATATGCTTTACCAGGTTCGATGCCTAAAGCAAGATTTTCAGCAAGTCCACCCTCTAAGGTAGTAAAGATACCTCTGTTATTACCAGAGATTAAACTTTCGCGAACATCGACTTTGAATGGTTTAACTTCATAGTCACCACTTTCGTCATATGTTCTTCTTGCAAACTCTTCAGCAAGAACATTATAGTCTGCTTTCTTGACAAATCTTTGAATAGTACCGTTTTTAACACGACCCAATTCGATAAAGTTTGTATCAGTAGTTGCATCTAATGCTCTTTTTTCAAGAGTGAGAGTAATTTTATATCTGTGGGCACCAGGAGCGGCAAAGTTTGATGCTCCTTGTGCATTATCTTTTAGTGTTTCATCTTCTTCTGGTGTTAGTGTGCTTTGTACAACTTTCCAACCAACACGATATGATGGAGCATTATGATATGGTTCCAACAATATGGTTTGGTTTTCGTTAGCAACAAAGAACCCATTTACAAAATAGACACCAGCATTTACTCTTACCGCAGAACCAGTACCTACTGTGTCGTTTAGTCCTGCTTCTAATAACCCACCGGCATCTGTCTGTGCAACATTAATTACACTTCTAACAGTTCCAGTAGGTCTTATAGATGCAGAAATCTCAGTAGTTTGGTCTGCGGTAAGAAATTGATTTTTTAATTGAGTATTATCCGCATTGAGAGATGTTACAGTTTCACCAATAGAAAAGGTATTCGTTGTATTATTAGTACCACTATCTTCATACTTAATGTATAGCGTCATTGGAGTGCTAGAGGTTGCCGCTACAGTTCCAATAACTCTCGCTTTAACGCCAGTTTCACTACCGGTAATAATTTTATTAACAAAGTCTGTTCTATAACTTTCAACATTCTGTGCATTAAATGTAGATTGAACCTTAATGAAATCATATTCCATATCAAATGCAACATCACCAGGAATCACCATCGATCCTTCTTCAAATACATGACTACCAAATCTTTCAATTTGATTTTGAAGAATTGATTGTAACTGTGTTAACTCTCTCGCCTGAACAGGAAATCCAGGACGAAAGAGTACACGATGATACTTCTTTGATTTGGCACCCGCGGCGCCTTCAAAGTCATCATAATAAGGGTCTACATTAAAGTCGATAACTGCCATTTATTTCTCCAGTGCGGTTTTATTCTAATCTAATCTTTTTGTACAAGTATTTAGATTAGAATTCAACAACGAGTTTGATATCTTCAATCTGGTCAGATGCACGATTAATTGGGCGTCTGTGTTCGACATACATGATATCACCGCTGTCCGGTTCTACTTCAGGATTGTTCAGAGTATCTACTGTACCAGTTGCAGAAGAAGAACCACCCGTCACTGTTTCTGCCGCTTGAATTGCGATAAATCCAGTGTTAATGTCTTGGTAATAGCGTAAAATTCTAGTTGCGGAATCGTAATCAATTACCTTTGCAGATGCACCAGAGGTACCACCTGTGATTGTTTCATCAGTTACAAATGTTCCACTTAAACCAGCGACGGCAAGAGTAATTGATTTTGTTGCAGACATAGTTACTGCAGTTGAAACTACACTAGTACCAAAGTTATAAGGATCACGAACAAGACCAATTCTACGATAGTCGTTAGAAACTGGGAAGTCTCCAGAACCGTCATTGTACTCAAGTCTTACGTTGTTCATTACATAAAATCCACCAAGTTCATGTACTGGATTAGATGAGTGTCCACCTTTTGGTGAAATTACTGCAGTCATCGCACCACCAGAACCAGAACCACCGGTAATAGAGATAGATGCTTGAGTATATCCTGTTCCTTCTGCGGTAATTGTTACTGCAGTGATAGCACCAGCGGAAACAGTTGCAGTTGCAGTTGCGCCTGTTCCATCACCTGTGATAGTGACGGTTGGAGCAGAACTATAACCAGAACCAGCGTTTGTAATGATGATATGACGAATTTCACCATCTACTGCCGCTTGCTGTGTATCCCATTGTTCTTTGTATGGTTGTCCAGCACCCGGATCGGAAGTGACATATTTAACTGGCATAAAGTCAGTTGATAAAAACTTCAGTGCATCAGAAGCAGAGATTGTGTACATGTATTTCCACACATAACTATCTGCAGTTGTGATGTAACCAGTTGAAGTTCCTGTTGGTTTGGTTGTTGATGCAGTATTTCCATTATTAGAAATACATTTGTAAACATTATAGTCATCAGTCAATACATAGAATGAAGCACTAAATAATGAAGATGCTCCACTGTTTGATTGATTTGATGATGAGATATTATGTTCGTACTCATCATAAACTGTACCTGATGCCCAGTTTCTGCGAACTACTGCGTGAGTGATGTCAGATGAGGTTACACGTTTCATTGCAACCATATCGTCATATGCATTAAATGCTGTATCATCGTTGTCAGCAGGAGTAGGCGGTGCGGTATCATCGGTCCACGCCTGTGGTCTTCCGATGAACAAATAAGTGTTAGTTGCGGCAGTCTCACTAAATGCTTCCATGTATTGTTCAGCATTGTGAATCCGAAACTTGTTCGTAATGATAGCGGCCATTTTATTCCTCTCTAAGTTAATCTATTACTATATTTATAACAGTTTTTAACTGTCTCTCAAGAAGATTTCACTATCAAACGTGAAATCCGTCTTACGCCCTGGATAATTTACCAAGTCATCTATAACTAAGTTACCTATGTTCTGAATTTGAGTATTCGCATAAGTATCCCAGTAGTTATTATTTGCTGTGTTCGTGCCAGTATAATTACTGGTCATGATAGAACTATTATAGGTATCTCTATAAATTCTACCTCCACGGTCAACGCTTCTAAATCCTATTAATTCTGGAATAATCTTGTCTCCAGTTTCTAATAAAATATCTTCTCCATCTTCTTTTGTTACTCTTCTATCATCTGCATATGGTGGCATAAGGAACTTGAACCTATCAATTGAGTATCCTGTTGTTCCTAGTTTTGCGCTTCCAAAACTTTCGTGTAACATAGTATCTTCTAGTCCAAGTGATGCAATTAAATGCAACTTGGATGAAGTAACAACTTTTAAATCATCTACACTTGTAATAGTTGGTAGATATAAAGTTACTACTTGTTGTGCCACACTTGCGATACGCGAAAGTTGCTTGTATATTTCAATCTGATGTTTAACACTCGTATTCATCGTTAAATCATTTACGAGTGCTTCAAATGTATGTATAAGCACAGTAATATCCGGAGTTTCGGAAGTCTTGTTATGCTGATTACCACCCAAAGTAGGAATGTTCGGTGCAGTAGGTATCTCAACAATCGCTTCAAGTACTCCACCCCCTCTGATATACAGTACGACCTGTTTCAGTAGATTTATTGTAGCATCTATATTCGCCATTGGTGTTCTAAATCTTGGGAATATTAAAGTTGGACTTAATCCGAATCCAGGTTCTGTTCCGTGAATATACTCTTCACCTCGTAGATAATTTTTACCTTTATTGGACAATGTTTCAAAACTATCTTCCGCCAAAAGATAAGTTCCATCTTCTTTCATTAATCTTGTAGGGAACAATGTTGCTTGCGCCACCTCAAAGAATATTTCCAGTTCAAGTTTTTGAAGATGCGGCGTTGTTAATGTTTGTAATATAATTTCATTCAACAACTTAATTTGTTTAAATCTAGGTGTTGCTGAGTTTAATCTAAAGTCACTTCCTCCAAATACTCTTGCTCGGACTGAAGTTGAAATTGAAACTTCACCAAATAAAGCAAGACCAACTGGATGAAGAATTCTCTTAACCGCATCTCTCCATACGTTAATTGAGTTACCAACTTTGACAACATAAGAAAAGTCTTGATAATATAAACTATCTTGAATTTTTTTAGAACTTTCAGAGATACGCCCATCTGCTCCAAATAGAACACCTTCACTTCGCGAAACGGTTCCTGTTATTGGATGAATAATTGCTGGATCACAATCATGTATTATTGCTTCTGCTCCTGACACCGCACCAACAACTCGTATGCGTCCTCTATTCGATGCAAAATTATCAGTAGATGTGGTTGTTCTAATATTATATAAATTACGAGTATTATCAAAAGATACAATAGTACCAGAAGACAAAACATCATTTTCATCTAATAAACAACTTCCATCTTCCAATAAAATCTCATCACCATCTTCGGCGAGAATTCTACCGTGTCTTTCGTTTATTGTTTCTCCTGGTTGGAATGTTCCAACAATATTCTTTAATAATGCAAGTTGTCTAGGTGTCACTAAAGGCGCAGAAAAATATCCACTACCTAAGTTTGTTCTCTGCACACCTGAAATTCTACCAATTCCCGTTGACGTTGCATAAATCTCAGCACCAGTACCATTTGTATCATCAACTTCAACAGTTGGTAGTGCTTGATAGTTGGAACCAGTATTAACAATTCTAATATCTTGTATAACACCATCATGATCCGCATCTTCAGGTACAATGTGATTACCATCTTCTAACAATACTTTATCAACACCACCCTCAGTGACAATTCTTCTAAAGTCCCCAACGAGAATTTTATCTCCGGTTTCAAGTAGAATAGCATCACTTTCACCAGATTCCAATACCAATTGTCTTTCAATTCTATTGACATAGGCAACAGAAGAAGTTCCTAAACCTGTATTAGAATATACAATAGCATCTTGTAGTTGATAATCTTTACCGCCGTTTTCAATAATAAATCCATCAACGCCACCTTTACCTATAGTGGTAATATCAAATTGAGCACCGTTACCAATATCTTCACTTATAATATTATCACCAGTCTCGGTTAAAATATTATCTCCATCTACCTCTTTAACTATAAATGGAGTTAAGTTTTTTGTGACTAGTGGGTCACTAGGTACATAATATGTACCATCATTCGTAATAGTAATGTCAGTAATAATCTCATCAACAATAGCAGTGACAACTTGACCAGATACGGAATCCGTTACTGTAACAATCTCACCGGCAACAAACTGTCCACTCACAGAATTTTCAGTTAATACTAGTTGATAAATTTCATCATCACCTACAGCGAAAGCAATAAAGTTCTCAACAAGACCTGTTGCTAAGTTAACATTAGGTTGTAGTGGTTTGTTTGCTTGTACAATAGTTTGACCAATAAGTAATCCGCTATCACCAACAACATTTTTAATGTTTAGAATTGTATCTGATGTAAAGTTACCAGCGGAAACTCGTAACATATCCTTTTTTGGATAATAGACTTCAACTTCTTCATTGAATAACATTCTGAATAATAGTATAAGCGACTTATCCGTGCCTTTACTTTGATAAAAGTCTTTTACTCTTTTAAGAAATAATCTCTTATCATTAATAATATTATCTGGAATATCTACAAGATAATTTTTCTTAAAGTAAGAAACAAAAGAATCCACAGTTTTATCAATGTCACTATACAAATGTGCGTTTCTAGTACGCTCAATTGCATTACCTTCCAGTTCTAACCACTCATAGTATGCTTCTATAAAAGCAACAAACGTAGTGTGGTCAGATTGTACAAATTCAGGTAGTTGCTCAGACAATACTGCCGAGACGGTACCCTTTACTTCATCTGAATTAATATTTAACATTAGTAACTACTTCCACTACTTCCGCTACTTCCACTACTACTACTACTTACAACAGAGGATGCCGAACCAGAACCAGCAGAACCAACAACTCCAGTTCCACCAGTTTTACTTAATTCACTATTCGGTGTTGTGATATATTCAACACCAGCAGAGGATTCGCCAGTTGAGACTTTATCTACAATTGTGTTAACTGTAATATCATCTTCACTAATAGACAAAAGAACATTTCTAACACTCACAATATCACTTGAGTTTAGAGTTATGTATATCTCAACTGTATTTGCATCCAAAGTTGTATCAGAAATATTTAATTGGTCAATAATTAATTTACCAGTTGAATATTCTATTGTTCCTTGTTGACTGTTTACATAAACTCTTGTAGATGAACCTTCTTCAAGATAGTATGAACGAATATTTCCATTACCATCATCATCTAGATAAATTGTTTGTGTTCTACCAGATATATTAAATCCAGTTGACGATAAGTTAGTAGGTGAACCAGGTCCTTGAGTAAACAAAGGATTGTAGAAATTAATTGTGTATTTACTTTCTTGACCTATAATAGCATCAAAACTTCTCTGACACCTTACGGTTGTAATATTTGAAACAATACCAGGATCGGACCTATCAACAATATTACTAAATTTTGAAAATCTAAACACACTATCAAACTTTTTAAGTTCGTTGTTTTGATAATCCATTACAGAAGTTCGAACTGCAGATGAAATATCAGTATAAGATGATGTTGTACTATTAGGATTCCAGTAAACATTAATAGTAGGAATAATATTAATATAAACAGGATCAATAATTTCAGGTGTAATTGAAACCATAGTCTTCGATGATAAAATAGTGTTCTTAATCGCATCTTTGGTTGATGTGGTTAAAGTTCTACCTGTTCTAGGTTTAATTGACATGAATACTTTTCCATAAACAGGAGGATCATTATCTTCTCCACCCCATACTTGCATAGTATCTACGTTGTTATATAATTTAGGTAGAATGACTTTATAATCTTCTGCAGTAACCGCACGATTTTGTGCTGAGTAAAACTTAGGAGCATTGAATTTAATACTATCAATTGTCTCTCTAGGTCCACCATTCTCTGCAGAGATAACAGTAGTAATTGTAGCATTTGTAGAACCACCAACTGAAGATGACAGAGTAAAGTTTGATGCGCCATTTGCTTCTGCTTCATTAGTCACAATATATTCTAGAATGATAATATTACCATCTTCTAATGCAGTACCCAAAACTCCATCACCGAATGATATTTCGTATGTTCCGTTTTCAACAGCATTTAAAAAATATACATTTGAAGTATTTTGTATATCTAAAATATTTTCCGCTTTAGTAAATGTTGTTACAGTTAAATCATTTAAACTATTTTGTACACGAACGGAAAGTGTGGTGGAATCAAAACTCTCTTCAGGAATCAAAAATCTCTGTGTTTTGCTAGATGAATTCTTAGTATATAATAGTTGAAGTAGAGTTCCCTCTTTAATATCAATATTTGTAAAAGTATAAACACCTTCGGTAGGTACAATAGTTACATCTGCGGTTGTTACAAACTGATAGTTGATGTCCGATACACGACTTCTAAAAACTGTACCTTTTGACATTGTTAATTGTGGAGGCGAACCAACAGGATTATTAATTGTGACGTTAATTCTAGCAGTTGCCGCTTGTGATGATGATGGTGTATAACCAAGATGTTTAGCAAGAGAAACCACACTGTCTCGCTTAACTGCGCTATCTAAGAACATCTCATTCGAAACCATGTTGGCGTACACTGCGTTATAGTGAGTATTATATGATAATACATCTAGTAAAGTATTCATTGCTGAACCTTCAAAATTATAATCTTTGAAAGATTCCTGAGATGATAGATATGTTTTAAGATTTGCTTTAATATCAGCAAAATCTAATTCGGTTACCCTAAGTCTTTTTGTTGTATTTGCCATGAATTATCGTGTCCTTGTGAGATATGTCTCAAATATTTGTTCTTGTGTATGGTTAACTACATAAAAATATATTCTCACTTGATATTCATTGCTATCAGAATTGTCAAATACGTCAACCGCTGTCAATTTTACTCTAGGTTCGTGATTTTGAATAACCTCATATATTGTCTTTTCAATCATTCGGCGGGTCATTGGAGTATTGTTTTCAAACAGTAGTTCCGCTATACCACATCCTAAATAAGGTTGAAATGGTCTTTCAAAATGCCGAGTGTTAATTAACGCTCTCATAGACTGCTTTACTGCTTCAACATCAGATTTTTTCGCCACATCATTAGTACTACTCAACTTTGTAAAATTAAAGTCTAAGTCTGTAAAATCTGCAGTCTGCCTTGTTATCGTTGCCATAGAACTATTTATACCTCTTTATCCACCAGCAAATACATTAGATGATCCGGCGGCGACTGATGTACAACCACTCACACCATCACCTACTCTACCTGCACCTTTTCCATTTACTTTAACAGTAGATGAACCAGATGCTATTGGTGCCGCGTGTGAGGGACATGGCGCACCAGGAAGCAAATGTCCTGTGTTTACATCTCCTTGGCGAGACCACGGAATGTTATTCACAAACACATTAGGACTACCTACCGCTCTTGTCATACCTGAACAATGTGGTACGTCTGCATCACCTATTCTAGTTGCCGCTGGCATTTCGTTCTCTCCCCATCAACTCTCTGAGTTTACTATTGTACTGTGCAATAATATGATGTTGTTCGTCTGTGTGAGGTTCTGGTGGATACTCAGGTTCAAATCTAATTAGATTATCAAAACCGAGCGGAATATCTTCATACTTATTATATGTGTGTACTACTCCATTAATAAGAACGCAAAATATTCCTGTCATCTATCTACCTTGTCCTCTGTATTTCTTAAAATTGCGTTTTTTATCTTTATTCATAGAAGCAAATTTAACCATAGACATTCTACCACTTGTTGATGTTTTCTTTGGATTACTTTCATGAATATATGTTCCAATGCTTGCTTTTACTTTTGCCATTTTATCTCTCCATTATTAGTTCAAGTCAATTCTAGGTGCATCTGCATCAATGTTTGCACCAGCGTTTAAGTCCATTGTTTGACCACAAGTTTGTGTAATATTAGTTTGCGCTTCTACTTTAAAGTTTACGCATTTAATCTGTACATCTTTTTCGGACTGCATATCAATATTATCTTTTGCATATACAGTTGTCTTACCTTGTGTGAATATATTAACTGCACCTTTTGCTTCAATGTTAAAGTCTTCATCTACTAATACTTCAGCATTCTTATATGAATGTATCTGAATAGTTCCATCGGGATGCAATTCAATGAATGTATCTTTACGATGAAATAATAAAATTCTCTCATTATCAGGAGTATCATCAAATTCTAAAGCATGTCCACTCTCAGTTTGATAAACTTTATTATATGGGTATCGTGCATTGAAAGGAACCGCAGAAGGAGTCCATGTGTCAGTACTCCAAGCAATGTTCTTCTTTCCTATAGAAGGTTTACCGTTAGGTCCTTCTCCATCTACGCGATGACCTTTATTAACACCATCATTTCTTGCTGTATAAAGTTTTGACTTTTTATCACCTCTCGACAATCGAGAAGTATCCGCCTCATTAATTTCGGTAGGATGTGTTCCGCTTGGATCACAGAATCCCAAATCTGTATTGGGACGTTCTGTTGGGTGTCCATGAAAAGACCCCATAACAACTGGTTCTTGACATCCTTCACCATCTCTAAAGAACCCCACCACCCACGAACCTTTAAGTAGTCCTGATGGGGAGTGACCAATCTGCGATATTGATGCGGATGTTGTTGGCATCATAACCATCGCCCATGGTAAATCTTCAATAGGAAGTGTTTCTTTATCTTCTGTGTGAATACCCAAGCAACGAACACGAACTCGTCCAATCTGCTCAGGATCATTATGGTCTTCAACTACACCCATGAACCAGATAAAACCGTCCATGCCCATGAAATTTTTCATAATCTACCTCTTAATTATCTCTAAGTATAATGTCGAATGTTGTTGAAATATTTGTTCCAGTAGATGCAATTCCTCTTACTTCAACATCTGTTTTCTCAGGTAAAGCAATTGGCACAGTATACTTTCGTGTGTGATGACCACCAGGAACATCCATAATATCTCTACTTCTAAATGGCGCACCGCCGTCTAGTTCTCTAGCAAGAAGCGTTGCGGTTGCGCTGTCATTATAATTTCCAATACCAATATTCCATTGTGTTAGATATCCAGTTTTGCCAGCAGGAATAGTGTATATACCAAGTTGTGTTTGTCCTAGTCCGTAAGTTGTACCTGTTCCAATAACTCCAATATCTGCAAGAACTGTTCCGCCACCATTCACCAGAGTAGAAATTATAAGAGCGCCTTCATTAGTTGTAGATGAACCAGCAGTAGCAACGAATGCACGATATACTCTTAGAAATGATGCTGTTGTTGCTACATCAGAGTTTACTGTAACTGTTTCTTCGATGGGGTTGAAGTTTGCATCTAGACCTTGAATAGTGACTGTTCTTGCACCTGTTCCAGCGGCACTATCATTTACGTTTGCACTATGAATAAAGAGAGTAGATGCTGTAGTTAGATATGTGTATATTCCACCATGCATCCAAATTGTTTCTGGTGCACCACCAACAGAAGGATTACGCCCAAACTTAGCAATGTGAGTAACTCCTTTGTATAATCCTCGTGCAATATTGATGGATTCGTCATTGAAAAAATAGTTACCCATTGGTTTAGTCTCTCCTCTTTATCTTATTTATACAGAAAGCGTTTGGTTGCTTGTTGCAAAACCCTTTTTACGCATAACAGTCTTCGCAACTAATTCGAACTCTTGTGAGTTTTTATCCCACTTGAGAACAAATGGCATATTAATATCTGTTTGCATATCTTTGATTACCGCTTCAGCATCAGGACCCAACTGTGGAATTTTCTTACCATGTTTGTTATAAGTCTGCTTAAACAGTCTCGTAAGTTCTGCAGTAGTAATCTGTTTCTTGTTACGTTCATCATTAACCCTATCTAAAAAATGTCGAGTGAACTCAACGTCAATTTTAACTTTTGCAAATAATCTATCTGCAAACTTTTCGATACCATCTAAATCTCTTTGTGATATCTCTTCTCGTAATTCTGAAAATTTACGCATTAAATCCATCCTTTATAATTACAGTATCGCACTTATATGATGCTGTTGAGTTACCAACAGGTTTAAAAATATGAATAGCATCTCTAACTAAATACATACCACTATACTTCGGTTGATAAACTTTACTTGGTGTATCAACTTTTTTTACTGATGGAAAATTAAAGTATGCTAATCTACCCACTGTTATAACTGGATGTCCAGGAACTTGAAAAGAACTAAGGACCTCATCTTGCAATTGTTTTGCAATAACAGTTCTTCCTAAAAGATAATCATTTGCAAATAAATCTCTGTATCCAACTTCATCTTTCTTTTCAGCATGTATTCTACTCGATTTAGGACTCATATAAACTTTAACATCAGGATTAATCTCTGATCCCCAATCTACATATTTTGAATTAGGGGATAATCTTTTCATTTTTGATGCAAACTTCTTTGATGATTTATCATATGAATTAAAATAGTTATATGTCTGAACTTGATAAGATTTATGAAAAGTATCATGTATGATGTGTTTGGATGATAAATTTCCGTTTTGAATATCGGAAAGATAATTAGACTTCTCATCAATTCTAAAGTCATCAACATTCTGTGCGCTTTCAGATGCAACCATTCCACTTAGAGGTTTACCATCTGCACCATATGTAGGAACACCAGGAACTTTATATAAATATCCATTCTTTATTGCGCCACTCTTTCTATCTACCGGAATTTCTTCCATCAAATCTGTTATAACCACATTTTTTGTATTGCTGAATAATGTTGATGTTGATAAAAATTTAAATCCATGCATAGATTGAAAGAAAAAGAATCCGGGCATGTCTGTATCAGGATCAATTGCTTTTCCGGTTACCCATTGAATTGCTTTTGCTGGTCTCCATCTTGGAGAAACAAATTTTAAAGACCCTATAGACATATCAAAAAATATACCCTCTTTTGTATCATTAGAAAAGATGTAATTTTTAAATATATCGCGAACAATATCATGCGGCGCACCAGTAAATGCTTGACTTATACTTGTATGAATGTTGTTATAACCTTCTTCGGTAATAAGACTTAAAGTAAAATATTGTTTTCTTTCTTGAATTATGGGTCCTTGAATATTAGCAACTCTAAACCACTTTGATATCTTTGTATCTTCAACTCCACCTGATACATTGTAAACGATATTGACAATTTCACCACCTAGAATTGGATAGTCAGCAATCATATCATTGCTGTCTGTGATACTTAGTTCTGCAGTCTGAAATGGAGACTTGATACTTTCATAGATATTGAGAGCAGTATATACTGAGAGTAAATCCATAAACTGGTCAGAACCCTTCGCAGTTTTGATGTTCTTAACTCTATTGTGATATAGTTTCATGGAGGAAAATAGTACTTCTCCACCACCTTTTACAGGCGCCGCCATGCTAGTCTCCTATCAAATTAGTAAATTCTTCAATGAATTCTTGTACAAGAGTAGGTCGCAGAATTCGTATTCTTCTTTTCTTTTCGTTCTCTTGTTGTTCATAAACTGTGTTAGTAATGGCAACTGAACTGAATTGTTGTACAACTCCAATTCCTGTGGTTTGTGTGTAGAATTCACTGCTGGTTCTTACCATCTTTGTTGGGTCACCTGAAGACTGTGGTCTTTCATAATGATGAATTCCATTAGGACCTGAATTAATAGTCCAGAGTTTATATGTATTACCATCATATGAAGATTGTGCATGACCTTGTCCATAGTTACCTGGCATATAAAATGTCTGATTAGGAAACTCAGCAAACGTATGGATGTGTGCAATGCCTTCTCCATTTTGTTTGTATCTGTTATAACTTTTCGCATCCGCTTCGTTTAAAAATATAGGATACCAATAACCTTCACCAAGATGCATACCAGAAGTGCCTGTTCCATATAACGCATAAGGACCACTACCACCATACTTCTTAGCAATCATTTTTCGCAATTCATTTTCTGTGCGCGGCCAATCTTCTAACACATCATGTATCTCATTAGTCAATAAAATTATCCATGCAAGTTCGGAATCATTAAAGAATTGATGTGCTAATATATCTGGTCGCTCACCCTCTTGAATGTCATACTCATCATATGAGAAAACATTTGTCGATAAGTTTTCTTTAAGTTTTACTCTTCGAATAATATCTTTTGCTATGAATAAATTATCAACCGTTGAATTTGGTTTTGTTAAATCATAAATTATTTCTGGATATTTTGAAAAATATGACATTAATAACCCTCTGCAATTCTTTGTTTATGTAAAGGTTCAATTTCTTTGAACGCCATTGTAATTTGTATCTCAGTAGGTTGTCCATCGCGGTTTGTCGAAAAGACACCAGAAGATGTATAGTTAGTTGTAAAGTCTGTCAGAACACAAGTAGATATCTTATGCATGTATGGGTTGTCATTTTCTTTGAACATAACACTAATATCGAATAAAGACGGATATTGAAAATATAATCCACTCTCAATTAATTCTGGATGCATGTGAAATCTAAATGTTTTAATAATATTATCAATTGCCTGCGCTTCTGCTTGAGACCTTGCCGCAAATTCATACACAAACTGAAATGTTCTAAAGTTCATGCTATCAAATCTTTGTTCAACGTGAGGATTTGAAACTCTTCTTGTAGATACTTCTAATATGTTTTGTAAGTTCATACCAAATGCATCAGGTAACTTAGCGGCAGTTTCTAATGCAAGTCTTGCGACTTCACCACCAACTTGTGTTAAATCTCCAGCAGATGATGCTTGTGCTTTCTCTTTAATTCCACTGATACCACCTTCCATCAATCTTGCTATACCACCACCCATTGCGCCAATCTTAGCATCTGCCCATTGTGCGCTAGATGTAGAAACAAAAGTGTTAGGAACAGCAAGAGCAATAGAACTATTTAACTTCTTCATGTTTCTTGCGCCAGCAAACACTGCGCCTGTAAAATTACTTGTGGATTCAACAACAGCACCAGCAACTTTTCCAGCGGTACCGCCACCTAATAGTCCAACACCCTTATTCAAAGCACCCTTAATATCATTTCCTGTATTTGTCAAACCATTTCTAATTTTCTGAGATGCAATTGCAGTATGACCTTGGAATGCTCTAGGTTCACCTTCGGTTGTTTGTTTTTTCATTGCGAATGATGTGGTATCATCAATGTATATATCAAAGATAACGTGATTGTCCAACTCCGCAGGTGCGTCAATACCCATATCAATAGGATAAGTCAGTCCACGAGTTCCGTAAGTTCTACCTGTTTTGCGTGGTTCTTGTCTGCTAGACACTAAACCGTGTCCACCTACTATATCCCCCACTAGTTTTGAAAGTGTATTTAGTGCCATTGCGTCCCTCTATAAATAGTTATTGCAGTATTATTTATATGAGTTATACAGATGGCATACAAAGGAAGATATTCTCCACTAAATCCTAAGAAATATCAAGGTAATCCAACCAATATTATTTATCGTTCTCTTTGGGAAAGAAAATTTATGGTATGGTGTGATATGAACAGTGATGTTATAAAATGGGGAAGTGAAGAAACTGTTATACCTTACATATCTCCTTTAGATAATAAAAGACACAGATACTTTGTTGACTTCTATATACAGGTTCGAACTAAAGAGGGCATACTCAAATCATATCTTGTAGAAGTTAAACCTAAAAAGTATACAAAACCACCAGAAAAATCCCCAACTAGAAAATCTAAATCGTGGTTCGGTGAAGTTAAGGCATGGGGTATAAACTCTGCAAAATGGAAAGCGGCATCTGAGTATGCTAAAGATAGACACTGGGAATTTATAATTCTTACAGAAGACCATTTAAAGTAGCATAAATACTATTATGGCAGAAGAAACTAGAATATTAGAACAAATTCGAAACGCACGTGGAGATGCATCGAAATCCTTTACATGGTATCAACAACAAGTTAGAGACTTGGTTGGTACTCAGTATCCTGGACCTAGATTTCAACGTGAATATGCAGAAAACATGACTAATCGCATGTTACCTGGAAGAATGTATTTAATCAACTATTCAAATCCAGCAGGTAGAGATACTTTACCATACTACGATATGTTTCCACTAATATTACCATTCAACATTGAGAGTAATTTAGTGACAGCATTGAATTTTCATTATTTACATCCAGTACAAAGATTAATTCTTTTAGAAAAACTAATGCCATTTAAAATTGGCGATACAGATATAGCAACGAGAATCCGAGCAAACTGGAATGTTCTAAGTAATTTTGCTAGATTTAGAGAAGTTAGACCGGCAGTTAAAAGATATAGAAGAGGATTAATTAAAGGGAGACTTCTTTTCATTCAACCAGATGATTGGGTAACTGCCGCAGTATTACCAACCGAACAATTTAAAAAGGCATCTAAGCAAAAGGTTTACTTAGACAGCAATAGAAAAATGAGGCAACGATAATGTCATTAACAGAATTCATAGCGAATGCTAAAATTAGAAATTTCGCAAGAGCAAATAAATATCTTGTCATTATTGACATGCCCAGAGGACCATCAGCAAACAATTATGGTAGACCTGATCCATTTGGGTCTCTGTTTAGAACTGGAGGTAGAGGTGCAAACGATGCGTTTGGTGGTCTCATAAACAACTTTGTTAAGGCAGACGGTCAGTATCTAGCATCTTTGTTTTGTGAATCCACGGCACTACCAGGATTGAATATCGATAGTAAGATAAACAAGCAGTATGGTCCAGGGAGAGAAATTCCTTACGGTCGTAGTTATGCTCCTGTTAATATGTCTTTCTATATGGATGCTGGTTATCAGATTAAAGATTTCTTTGAAATTTGGCAAGGAATGATTTTTAATGAGGACTCATCTCATTTAAATTATTATAATGAATATGTGACGAATGTACACATTCTAGGATTAGATATGCGCGAAGGACGTTTTGGTACTTTTGGAGTTCTTCCTGATATAGGAACATTACAAAATAGTATCATCGTATCTAGATATCAGTGTACACTACAAGAATGTTACCCAAAAAGTGTAGCGGAAATTCAAATGTCCGCTGGTAGCGGTGAAGTACCTAGACTTCAAGTTCAGTTTCAATATAGAAAATGGACAAACACAAGCACACTGATGGGAGTTGGAAATGTAACATCAACAACACCGGAATCGGATATTGTTAAGTACAATCCTGCAACAGGAACACTAGCACCAGCACCAGCACCATCATATCCACCAGGACCATAATAACCATATAATGAGGAGAAAATAATATGGCACTACCAATAATTGATACTCCAACCTATGATTTGAAATTAGTATCATCAGGCGAGACTATTAAATACAGACCATTTTTGGTCAAAGAGCAAAAGATTTTATTAATGTCTGCAGAAGATGGAACACCAGATGCAGTTATGAATGGAATCACTCAAATCTTACAGAACTGTACGTTTGGTTCTGTTGATATATCTAAACTTCCTGTATTTGAAGTTGAAAACATTTTCTTACGTCTAAGAGAAAAGTCAGTAGGAGAGATTGCTGAATTTTCTGTGGCATGTACTAGTGATGAATGTAAAGGAACTACCCAAACAAAAATTGACTTGAGACATTTAAAAATTGATGAAACAAAAATCAAGTCTAAGACTATTGAGTTAACATCTAGTTTATATGTTAATATGAGATATCCAACTCTAGTTGACTTAGGGGTTTTAAAAGACCTGAACAGTCTTGATGATAACTTCAAGTTTCTTGCAAGTTGTATTGAAAGTATTGAATATAACGGAGAACTCATTGACATGAGTACAACATCAAGAAGTGAGTTACAAGAGTTTATTGAAAATTTAACACAACAACAATTTGAACTCATTAAAGAATTCTTTGCAGATATGCCAAGAATGTCTGGAAAATTAGAGTATGAATGTTCTGCTTGTGGAACGCACTGTGAAAGAGAATTAAGTGGACTTCAAAATTTTTTAGCATAGTCCTCTCGCATGAAGATTTGTTTGGTTTATTAAAAACTAACTTTGCTCTTATGCAACATCATAAATACTCTTTAACAGAGTTAGAAAATATGATGCCATGGGAGAGGGAAATTTACGTCACTCTTCTAATGCAATACATTGAAGAGGAAAAAGAACGACAAAAGGGATAAAAAATGGGAGAAGATATTAAAGAAGCAGGTTTCCATCCAGCAGACACCAATGGTGATGGAACAGTAACCACAGATGAGCAAAAAATGTATCTTGAGTTCAAACGTAAAGAACTTGAAGATGCAGATGCGAGAAGAGATGCAATGAGATATATGACATGGTTCGCTTTGTTGGGTATATTCAACTATCCAGGGGCGATTTTGATTACAGCAATGTTAGGTTATGATACAGCGGCGAATATTATCGGAGATATTGCTCCGACTTACTTCGTTGCCACTTCAGCAATTGTTGCCGCTTACTTTGGCGCGAATGCTTACACAGACAAGAAGAAATAGGGAAACACTTAAATGGCAGATATAGCATCACTAGCGGAAGCAATTGAACATCTAAAAATAGAAGTTCAGTCTACGGGCGGGCAACAGATTGTTTTCCTAGATAGTTTATCTGTTAATATGGAAGATTTGGTGTCAACATCTTCTCTAATGCTTGCGGAGTTAATTGCAATTAAAGATGCACTTGCTCCTGACAATGCATTTGAGAGAGTGCAACAAAAAGAACGTGAGCGAGAAGCAGACATTAGTGGACAGAATGTAACACCAGACCAACAAGCAATTAAACCTGTGAAGAGTGGTATGTCAGGCAAAGGAATGCTTATGGGTGCCGCTCTTATTGGTGGTATTGGCGCATTACTTGCAACATTCTCAGGATTGCTTGACTTTGATGCAGAAGCACTAAAACAAAAAGTAAAGACACTTCTCTCACTCAAAGATGAAGTAGCAGATGGTAGTCTATTAAAACTTCTTGCTGAAGGTGGTGTGCTTATTGCAGTTCTTGGTGGTATAGGTCTTGCTCTTGGAGCATTTGGTATTGGTGCCGCTGTTGCTGGAGGTGGTATGGCATTCGCGGACTGGGCAGGAGGAGGAAACTGGTCTCAAGCAATCGTAGACCACGTTGTAACTCTACTCTCTATTAAAGACCAACTTGGTGGCAATCTTGAAATGCTAAAAGATGGGTTTGCATTTACACTCGCAATGACAGGTGTTGGATTAGGTCTTGCCGCGTTTGGTGCTGGTGCCTTTGTTGGTGGTGCAGGATTAGGTTTTTCCGATTGGGCAGGTGGAGACAACTGGTCACAAAAAATTAAAGACCATGTAGTTACATTACTATCAATCAAAGATGAACTTGGTGGTAACTGGGATATGTTAAAAGCATCAGGTGCCTTTGCTCTTGCAATGGGAGGTGTTGGTGCTGGTCTTGCCGCTATCGGTATTGGTATGGCAGTTGCGGGTGCTACTTTAACATTAGCAGACTGGATGGCAGGTGATTGGTCACAAAAAATTAAAGACCATGTTATAATTCTTCTTTCTATATCTGATGCTCTAGGTGGTGCTAAAGCATTTATTGGTGAAGCGGCAACATTCGCTCTTGCGATGGCGGGCATTGGATTAGGTCTTGCCGCATTCTCTGCCGGGCAAGCGGCGGCGGCAGTTGCAAAGTTTATATCGGCAGACGATTGGACACAAACCATCAAAGATAATGTTAAGAACTTATTATCTATTACTAGTGAAGGATACGACCAGAAAAAAGCAGATGAATTCTCTTCTGTTATGGGTACTATCTCTGCAGGACTACTAAAGTTCTCCGGTGGTAATCTAGTTTCTTCTCTCGCAGGTGCGGCAAGTGGTATTCTGAACTTCTTGTCTGGTAAAGAGAGTCCTATTGAAGAGATGATGAATATTGCGAATAAAGCAGATAAGTTAGAAAAAGGTGCTAATGCACTTGATAGAATTGCTGGCGCACTAAGTAAAATCTCAGGTCTAAACTTTAATGGTTCTGATTTGAATATCGCAGATATGGCAGAGGATTTATTGAAATCTATTCCTGCAATTGAAACTGCTATCAATGGTGGTACTGTTGGGGAAGGATGGATATCATCTGGAACAAAGATTAAAGGTCTTGCATCTGGCGATATTAAGTTTGATGAAGCGGCAAAGAACATCACATTACTGAGAGAATCCTTAGGACTAGCACCAGTAGTTCAAGCGGCACCAACTGCAGACGTATCTAGTGCAGTAGTGCCACCAGCGCAACAACCAGTAATTAATACTGTTACAACCGTGGCGGCACCAACAACAATGAACTCAAGCAGTAATACAAATATTTCGCCTAGAAATCAACAACAGAAAGCATGGCAGGAAGACTTAGTATATTAATTCGCCAAAGGATTATCTAAAGCACGTTGTACCATCTTTTTCAATCTTTCTTCTAGTTCATTCAATTGCCTATCTACATCACTAGAGACTTTATCACGTTTGTTATCAAACCTCTGGTCGGCAAGGTCTACGAGTTCTCGCACTTCTTTAGTCTGGTCTGTCAACTGTATGCGAACCTCGTATTCGCTATCTTTCACTCTTTGTTCAGTCTTGTCAACTATCTGTTCGATACGTTCAATATCACTCTTTAAATCTATCTTTATATCTCTAGTGTAATCTCTTGCTTCAGTGACACTCTCTTGTAGTTTAATCATATTAGCATCAAGCACAGATAATTGTTCTTGTAGACCTGATAAGTCAGGTGCAACATATTCTTGTATTTGCTCTTTCATATTCATGTAGTCTTTGTAGAATTCAAATCCTGCCCATAGACCACCACCCAATGCACTAAGCAATGGTAGTATGAGTAACATCTTACCACCAGATATTTTTGCTCCTGCAACTTCTATTTCTGCCATTTCTCTCTCCTTTATTGATACTGCATATCGACCATCTTGTCGTGCAGAATTTGTTGTGCGAGTCCATTGCGTAATCCTCGCTGATTTTCTTTCGGTGATTTAGTATACTCATTAGGCAACGCACTTTCAAGTCTAACACCGTCAGGCATCGATGCTTGATATGCACCAAATCCTTGATTGAAGTTCATTAGTGCTATAGCAAGTCCTTGCGCCGCTTGCTGTTCTTCAAGTGATACTGCATTCGCAATCTTCAACGCATTATCTGCCGCTTTCTTTGCAATGATTTTGCGTAGTTTCTTTTTCTTACTTTCTTTTTTATCTTCTTTCTTTTCTTCTTGTGCAACTTCTTCTTCAGGTTCATCTTCAGTTGCTTCTGGTTCTGTATCTGCTACTTGCTCTTCTTCAGCAGGTTCTCTATCTTCTGCAACCTCATCTGTAGTCTCTTCTTCTGATTGCTCATCAGTTGACGCAACTTCCTCTTCTCGCTCTTCTTGCTCAGGCATCTCTTCAATAGTTTCAGCAACTTCTTCAACAACCTCTTCAGGTGCTTCAAGACTTTCTTCAAATGACTGTATCTCTGCAATCTCTATCTCCTGACTAGTTGGTTCTTCTATAACAAATTCTACTTCCGGTAATGCTTCTACCGTTTCAACTACAGGTGCTTCTATCGCAGGTTCAAAAATATCGATAACAGAAAACCCACCAAATTCAGTAGTGTTCAACTCATTGCTTATTAAGTTATCAATGATAGCATCACCAGTAGTAGAAACTTCATCAAACTCAATTACATTTTCAACAACAGGTTGCTCCTCAAATTGTGCCAATTCTTCTTGCTGAGGTTCTACAAAAGTTTCATAGTAAAGTTGTTCGTAACCAGGACATGATGGATCATATAAAGCGTCTACGGCGCAGTTCTGTGCAAATACTATCTCTGCTAGTGCTTCAGCATAACCAGTACACAGACTGCTATAAAGCGGATTAGCGGCGCACATAGCATCCAGATTGAAAGTGTATATTACTTCACCCTTACTATTGTATCCGTTAGGTTCAAATTTAAATTGTTCTATCTCATTATTAGTAGTGTCACCAAATATACCTACAGTAACAGCATGATTGACAATGTTAATATCAAAGTGATGTATCTCAATAGCACCACTATCAAAGTTCATCTCTACACCAAATGTATTGAGATTGTTTGCATCATGAAACTCTGCGATATACCGCCAATAATAACGTAGTGTATCGATATCACCATCATTGTCTGTATCAAGTTCTTTAGTGAAGAATCCACTATCAGGTATACCATCACCAGTCACATCTACATTCAAGTCAATCAAGTCTGTCCATAATGCCGCGATAGTATAATTAAAGAATGGTTGTCCAGGAAGAGTTCCATTCGCCGCCATTGATGCAACGTCTTGTCCATTACAACAAAAATGCTGAAAAGGTGCATTCGTGTTAATGTTAGGACCGTACATGACAACAGCACCATTAGACATGAATGCACTATTAGTGAATACTTGACCATTCATAGTGAACGGAACAGGTAAATCTACAAGAGCATTGCTATCATCAAATATCTGATACTGAGTTGTACCCTCAGAACCAGGTTCGATGAACTCTTCTGCTATACTAGAGTAAGAGTAGAAGCAATAGAACAGAACCAGCGCCCATAGCGGCACCTTTAATTGTATCATTGCGTTGTTCCTCTTTTTTTACGCTTTCAGGTCTCAACTCAGGATATGTTTCCCATAGTTGTTTTGCTTCATCTCCGATTTTACCCATAAACGGACAAGGTGTACCTGCCATCTCCATAGCATCAAAGACACGCTCATCTTGACACATGTTAGAGACTGCCGCTACTTTCATACCCATATCATAGAGGACTTTTGAGAGTTTAAGACGTTCACAGTTCATATCTCTGACTGCCGAACCGCCTGAGAAACCTAATACTTGTGTTTGTACTGCTCC